ACGGCTTCTGCAGCGGCGCGACGATCGCCGGCGCGATCCCGTGCCGCGGCGGCAACCACTCGGCCGCGTCGTCGCCATCGCGAAATTGGTCGTGGCGCAGCCACGGCCGCAGCTGCGGCGCGCTGGGGCCCTCGGGCGTGCGCAAGAGCTCGCGCACGACGCCGGCAAACAAGAGAACGGTCTTGCCGCCGAGCAGCACCTCGCGGGCCAGCCCCGCGGCGCGTACCTGGCCGGTCGTCGCGTCGAGCGTCTCGCGGACGAGCCCGCCGGCGCGAAAATCGGTCATGGGACCCGGTCTTAACTCCTGGCTGAGCGCCGCCTTTAATTCGGCGGCGCGGGCGTGGAACGCCACTTCGCGCGCCGCGACCCGGGTCTCGCGCTGGTCGAGCTCGGCGCGCAACCGCTCGATGTCGCCTTTGGCGAGCGCGACGATCCGCTTGGCCTCGGCCTCGGCGGCGGCACGGATCTCCTGCGCCGCGGTTTCCGCCTGCTGGCGCTGCTTGGCGATCTCTTGCTCCATGTCGGCGCGCGCGGCCGCGATCTTGACCCGCTCGCGCTCGCAAGAGGCCTTGAAAGCGCTCTCGTTGTCGCCCTGGGTTCCCTGGCGCCGCGCCAACTCGGCCTCGCCCTGCGCCAGTGCCGCAGCCTGCCCATCAAAGCTCGCCTGCATGCGGCCGGTCGCTTCGGCGCCCGCGACGACTTCCGCCTCGCGGCGGTCGAGCTCGGCCTCGCGTTCCTCGAGCGCGGCGCGGCGCTGATCGAGGTCGGTCGCGCGCGCTTGGTGCGCTTTGCTCGCCTCGGCCAGTTGCGCGAGCTGGGCGTCGATGCTCTGCTCGCCGGCCTGCAATTCGGCCAGGCGCTGCCCCAAAGCGCCATCGGCGCCGTCTTTAAGCAATGCCACGAGGTCGGCAAGCAGGGTCAACGCCGCGAGCTGCGGCGACGCATCACCGCGCGACCCCATCATCGGTCCCATGGTTCCCTCCTCAAGTATTGGCGATGACGGCGACCTGGTCGCCGGGGTTGACCGCGACAAACCGCGTCTCATTGGCCGCCAGCCGCTGATTGCTGGTCGTCGCTTGCGGCGTTACCCCTGCGACCGTCGTGAATGCTATCGAGCAGATCGCGTCGGTGTGGACCTGCACAAAACGGGTCTTGCCGCTGAACGCCGCGCTCGGCAGCGATCCCCCGCCGATCAGCAGGGTCTGCTCGACGATCGGCGGCATGTGCGGTGCCATGACACTGACGCCGTGCGCGTCGATGCCGAGCCTGTCGACCTCGGCAATGTAGAGGGTCGCCATTAAAGGCCTCGTTTGAAAAAGGAAAAGGCGCCCGAAGGCGCCCGTGGGGATAAAAACCGGGACCCGGAAAAATCCGGGAAAACTAGGTCAGCGGGTCGCGACGATCGTCCCGAACAGCCCGGCGATCGTCGTGTCGACCGCGGACGGCGCATAGGCGCGCAGCCGGTCGCCGGCTGGCAAAGTGAACCCCGGCGACACCGAATAGCTGCCGGTCGTGGCCGATGAATTGATCGTCAGAGTGCCGACCGTCGTCGGGGTGCCGCTATGGATCGTCTGAAAGGTGATCGTGACAGTGGCGCCCGGCGCGACCTCGCAGCCCGGCGTCGGGCTCGTCGAGAAATTGGCCGGGAAGGTCAGCGCGACCGGCGCCTGGACGTCGAAGATCTCGTAATTGCCGTCCCACGAGTCGGTCGCCATCGAGGCGAACGTGCCGCCGACCGAGAACGCCTGGTACCAAGCATTCTGCGCGGCGCTCAGCACCGTCGCATTGACCCCGCCGGTGTGGTTCGAGGCGCCCACCGCATTGAGCGCGATCAGGAAATAGGTCCACTGGCTGCCGGCGGCGAGCCCGGTGTCGAGATAGGCGGTCGCCGGCGTCGTCGCGATGAGGCTGGCGCTGGAAAAGCTGGCGCTGAGCCCGGGCGCGCGCCACAGCTGGTAATCGACGACATTGTCGGCCGCCGGGCTGGCGTTCCACTGTAAGAGGACGCCGCCGATCTCGCCGGTCGCGGTGAGCCCGATCGGCGTCGACGGCACCCCGCCGGGGCCGGTGCCGTAGCCCAGCCCGCACGGCACATAGGTGTAGGCGGTTACCGTGCTGATGTCCTGCACGGCCAGCCCGAATTTGTTGAACGAGGTGAATTTCAGATAAATCGTGTGGCCGATGTATTGGACCGGCAGGTTGTAGGTTAAGAGGGTCGGCGTCACCTGGCCCGACATGCTGCCGAGATCGATGCGGCTGAACAACGAGCCGGCCGGCCAGTCCGCCGTCGCCGTGCCGAGTTGCCCGCGGCGCAGGTATGTCAGAGCATAGTTGTAGAGCGAGGTGAGGGTGGTCGTGCCATAGGACACGAACTCGCCGACGCACGGGATCGCGGTCGAAAAGGGTGCGGTCACGAGGCACAAGGTGCGGTCGGCATCGGCATCGGCCGAGGTCGAATTGCCGGAGAAGGTGCCTTGGCTCCGGGTCAGATCGACCGCCAAGGTGTCGGTGGTGTCGGGGTCGGCGTGATTGGGCAGGTCGGCGGTCAGCACGCCCTGGCGGGCGGCGTTGACGATCGGCCCGACAAACGCGTAATTGACCCCGTCAAAGCTGATGTAAGCATTGGCGCCGCCCCAATCGAGGCCGCCCGAGGCACCGATCCACACCTGCGCGGTGCCGTTGGTGAAGGTCGATTGCGGCTCGAAGACGGCCGGCGGGTTGACATTCCCCGGATTGGTCAATTGGTTGACGATCTGGGTGGTGGAGCCGGGTTGCGGCTGCTGCGGGTTGACGCTGCTGCCGGTGCCGGCGCCATTGGGCAACCCGGCCGGAAACTCCTCGGCAACGACGGTCCAGAAGCCCTTGTCGTCCTCGTCGAGGGTGCGGATCCGCACTGGCCACTGGTTCATGCCGATATGCGGCTCGGTCAAGGTGAGGACGTCGCCCGGTTCGAGCCAATACCATTCCCAGCCGAGCTTAAAGCCGTAGGAGCGCGCGATGTACGCCGCGCGCTGGCCGATGAGCTGCGCCATGATGGCGCCGTAACCGGGCTCGCAGCAGTCGTGCGCCGGCGCCACCGGGGCGTTGATCTGACCATACTGGTCGACCAGCGCCTGGTCTTTCCACTCGACCGGGTAGGCGTTGTAGAAGCCCTCGCGGTAGATGATTTCGAGCTTGACGGTATTGGGCCGGTCGGCCGGATCGATGATCGTGACGGTGACCGGCTGCTGCCCCTTCTCGAAGACGTAATCCTCGTAATCGAGGTCGGCGACCGCGGTGTTGTTCGGCGTATAGACGACCAGCCCGTCGGTGCACACATTGTCGCCCAGCGGCACGAATTTGAGGACGCCGCCGGACCAGAAGATCCAGGTGTTGGTGAGGTCGGCCCAGCGCTTGATGATCTGCGAAATCTGCTCCTGCGTGTCGAGAACCGGCGACAAGAGGAGGCGCTGCGCCTGGCAATAGGTGTGGTAGAGCGACCAAGAGGGGTTGTCGATGAACGATCCGGCGTTCCCGACGGGCGGCCCCAAGCCGATGCCGTATTGCGGGTTGGTCACAAAATCGTTGACGACGTCGGCTGGGTTGGCGTCGACGATGTTGCCGGGGATCGAGTTCGCAAACAGCCCGATCACCTCGAAGCGGTATTGCGGCAAGACCGGCGTCGAGCCCATGTCGATGTCCGAGCCGGCGACGCAGGCCGTGCTCGAGTAGCCCAGGCTGTCGCCCGGGATGTCGTTCCACGGCGGCTGCCCGGGAAAGCCGTCGAACAGGATGTCGGGGACCGTGTTGATCCCGGTCGGCGGCCAGGTCAATTGCAGCTGATTGAAATAGACCGAGGCGATCCCTTGGATCGGACCCTCGCACAATGCCCAGATCGCGTCGATCTTGTAGTCGTAGGAGGTCGCGGTGCCCTTCTTGTTGCCGCCGCCGCCCTTGCCGCCGCCGCCGCCGCCTTTCTTGCCGCCCTTGCCCTGCGGGATCGCCTTGAAATTCCCGGCATTGATCAGGTTGCCGGCGATCGCGCGCTGGCCCCACAGGATCGGCAATGCCAGCCCTTGCGCGCTGGTCTGCACGTCGAGCTGGGTGTATTTGGTGATGACCGTCGCGTTCTTGTTGCCGCCGCCTAAGAGACCCGACATGCCGCTTCCCCCTCTGACGCGCCGGCTCTTGCTTCACGTCGACAGTTTTGTGGCGATCTTTGCCTGCGTCACATTTGTCGAATGGAATATCGTGTTCACGATCAGGGCGGCCGTGCCGTGGTTTGTCCTCGCCGTGCCGCTACTGACCTTGCCGCTCTGCCTTGCCGCGACGTTGTGGTCGAAGGCGCAACTGGAACGAGGTTCCTAGCCGGCGAGCTGCCCAGGGAGCTGCTTGGCGAAGACGTCGAAATACTTGACCGGGCGCGGCACCGGGCCTTTGGCGCTCGGCATCATGCTGAGCCGCGCCATGCGGACCGGGTCGCACTTCACCCGCTCGGCCAAGGACCAAGCGTGAACGATGTGCTCGGCCCCGGGTGTTACGTCGACAAAGAGCCCGGCGTGGCTATAGCAGCGGCCCAATTGCCACAGCCCGACGTCGCCCGGCTGCGGCCGCGCCACCTCGATCGCCAGATGGTTGGCCCAGGCCAAATAGCGCTCCTCGTCGCGGTGCAGATGCCACTGCGAGGAGTAGCGCCCCGGATAGCTCTCGCCGATCACGCCGACGGCGAGAAACACCCTCTCGAGCAGCATCGCGCAATCGACGCCGCCACCTTTGATCTTGGCGCCATTGGCAAAGGGCGTGCCGATCCACTCATGCGCCTCGGCGATCGCCGCGGCGCGCAGCGCCGCCTCTTTTTGGTCCATTCGCGACATCACACAGAAAATTGTGGCGGCGGGACATACGGAAAGCCCCTGAAGTGAGCGGTGTTCGAATAGGACTGGCAGGACTGGATCGAGCCTGCCGCATTGAGCGACTTGTCGCAGCCCTCCAATGCCTGGAACGTGTCGCCCGGCGCGCACACGTTGAAGAACGGATAGCTGACCGTGATCCCGGACGAGTCGGCGTTGCGGATCGTGCGCACCTGACCGATGTTGATGCCCGAGGTCATCGTGATTTTGCCGAACACGTAAGCGGCGGGAAACCCGGGCGGCCCGCTCCACGGCACAAACGAGATCGTCGGGGTGGCGCCGCCGACGGTGTAGCCAAAGGTGAACGAGGCTTCGCTGAGCGTGCAGCCGGCGTCGCAGAACGTCCACTGGCACGAGGTCTGGAAGATGTTGCGCGGCGCGTATTGGTTCATGATGACGATGTCGCCCTTGACCTGGAGGACCGCTCCGGTCGAGGTGAGCTGGACCTGCCCGACGCGCCCGTCGAACATCAGGGTCGGCGGCCCGAGCGAGGTGTCGCCGGGCGCCGGCATCGGCAAGCGCTCGAGCTTGAGGCGCGCGCCGTCGAGCGCGCCCTCGTGGATCTGCTGCTTGATGTTGCTGCCGCCGACAAAATCAGTGTCGAACGCCGACAGGGTGACCTTGAGCTCCGGCACCTCGACGGTGTTGCGCACCGAGAGCGCGGAGCGCGACAGGTTGGGCGACTGCGCCAGCCAGGTGAAGCCGCCATAGCTGATCTGGATGTCGGTCGAGGTCCAGCGGTAGACCGGGCTGCCGCCGATCAGGGTCAGGGTGAACAGATCGGCCGGGAAAGCCCCGGCGCTGCTGGCGAGATACGCCTGTGCTGCCGCGGAGATCGGTCTCATGCCATTGGCCTCACGGTAGGCTGAAATCGCTGCCGGCGCGGGCGCTGACCAGGGTCAGCTTTTTGACCGCCCAGAACCCGGCGCCGGGGGCCCCTGAGAACTTCTCGAAATCGAGCGTGTCGTCCTTGAAGCGGGCGCTGAAGTAGAAGCTCATATCGACCGTGACCGTCGCGCCCACCGGAGGCGGGGTGAAGAAATGCAGATAGGAGCCGAGCGGGTCGGTAAAAAACGTGTCGTAACCCGCCGGGCTCTGCAGAATGCCGTTGAGGTAGACGTTGAACGGCCCCCACAGGCCGGCGGTGTCGGGAAAGCCGATCGGCTCGGTAATGGCGGCGCCGTAGCTGACATCGCCCCATGTGCGGATCAGGATGAAGTCCTGGCGCGCCCCGTCGGCGGTCGGCGACAGCGCCTGGCCGAAGACTTGGTAATCGTCGGGGTCGCGAAACGCGAAATTGACCAAGGAGCCGCGGACGTAGAGAAAAAACCCCTCGAGCCGCTTCAATTCCGAGAGGATGACCGAGCTCGGGCAGGGCTGAAAATCGCGCAGCACGCTATAGGTCAGATCCCATTCGTAGAGCGGATAGGTCCAATAGCCGAGCCGCACCTCGCGCCCCGAGACATGGGTCTGCACCTCGGTCGAGCCCTTGGGCCGGCGCACGACACTGAACGCCAAGCCGATCAGCTCGGGGTAATGCGGGCCAAGGCCGATC